AACTGATCCGGCAATTGGAACAGCTGCCGGATGCGCAGCGCGCGCATGTGCGCAAAGCGATCAAGCTAAACGCCGAAGAGGGCGCGCGCGTGGCGCGCACCCTGGCGCCGGTGCGCAGCGGCAAGACAAAGGCCAAGATCGCCACGGAATATTCCCAGGATGGCATGGCGGCCACGGTGGTGGTGATCGATAGCAAGGCGCCCCAGGCGGAAAAGGATCGCGCCTATTCAATTGAGCATGGGCGAAAGAAGGGCGATCACGGCAGCACCGATGGCGCGCATTTTGTCTGGAATACACGGCAATACCTGGCGAAGAAATTCAAGGGCCGGATCAAGCGCGCGATCAGCAAGGCGGTGAAAGAGGTGGCAAATGGCTGATGGGTATATGACCGCGGCAATGGATGGCCTGCGCGCGGCCCTGATCGCGGATGCAGCCGTGGCGGCCCTGGTGGCTGACCGGGTGGTGGATGAGCCGGCACCCGCAATTCAGTTTCCTTATGTCCGCTTTGGCCAGATCACGCCGGTGCCGGATGATACCGATGGCGCCGAGGGTGCGCGGATCACGGTGGGTCTGGTGGTGCATAGCCGGCCTGAAATGGGCCGGGTGGAGGCCGCGCAGATCTGTGAGGCGATGAAATCCGCCCTGCATCGCCGGCCCGAGGTGGTGCCGGTGCCAGGTTTCGCAGTGTCGGATCTGGAGGTGCAGGCCTGGGTGGTGGATCGCGCCGGTGATGGTGCGACATATCAAGGGCGTCTGTCGCTGGAAATTCATCTGGACGACTAAACCGCACCCGGTGACGGGCGCAATTTTTCCAATCTTCTGAAAACTGAAAGGGGCTTATCATGGGTAAGCAAAAGGGGCGCACGTTCCTTATTAAAATCGGTGACGGTGCAACACCAACCGAAGCATTCGCAGCCTTTGGCGGTATGACCGGCAAAAGCCTGAAAGTTAATAACGCGCGGATCGATGCGACCACGCCGGACCCGAACACGCCCGAAGGCGCGTTTTGGCGCGAAACACTTGACGATGTGAAATCCGTTTCTGTCTCGGGCGATGTAACCCTGGTGGATGATGCCCAGGAAGCGCGCATTGTGGCCGTGGCCATGTCGGCATCGGCCGAAGCGAATTTTGAAATCGTGGTGCCGAGTGTTGGCACGTTTGCCGGCGCCTTTTCGGTGGAAATCGAATTTGGCGACGATGGCAAGGCCACTCTGTCCATGTCGCTGGAAAGCACCGGCGCTGTGGCCTTTACCGCGGCCTAATCCATGGGCATTGCGGCGAAAGCGCCGCGGGGCGGCCTGGTCAGTGATCTGGCCGGCGCGCCCCGCGTCATGGTTCTGCGAAACGCCGAGATTGAGCGTTTCGAAGATCAGCACGGCGGCATCTTTGGTGCCTGGGATGGGTTCATGGATCGCAAGCCGAAGCCCACCAGCGCCGTGGTGCGCGATCTGGTGGCCCTGGGCCTGGTGGGCGGCGGCATGGAAGATGCCAAGGCCGATGCCCTGGTGGCGGATCTGGGGCCGGATCAGTTGCCGCGCCTTTATGACATGGCGCGCGCCCTGGTGGGTGTGGCGTTCATGCCGGACCTGGGCGACGAAAGCGACGATGAAGCGCCGGATGAAGGCCAGGAAGGCGACGACGAAAAAAAGACCTGAGCCGCGCCTGGCAGGTGCGGCGCATTATCAGATCGGCGGCGCCCCTCGGGTTTCGGCCGGATGAAGTGCGCGGGATGATCCCGCGCGATTGGGTGCTGATCAAGCGCGGTTACGACGATCAGGCCGCCGCCGGCAAGCCTGGCGCCGATGCCCCTAGCAGGGCCGAAGTTCTCGAATTGGTGGAGCTGTATGGATGAGCGATTTAGAGCGCCTTAATATTGTTCTGGCGGCCCGTGATCGGGAATTTGCGCGCGCCATGGATCGCAACACGCGGCGGATTGAGCGCTTCGCGCGCCGGGCCGAAAAAGACCTGGGCCGCACGTCCAAGCAATTCGATGTTATGGGCGCTGCGTCGAAGCGCTTGGCGCCTTTGGTGGCGGCCCTGGGGGCTGGTGCAGTGGTCGGCAAGCTGCGCGAAACGGTTTCTGCCCTGGATGATATAGGCAAGACCGCGGACAAAATGGGCTTGACCACCGATGCGCTGCAGGAATTGCGCACGGTGGCGGAAAGCGCCGGGATTGCGCAGTCGTCGCTGGATAGTTCAATGGAGCGCTTCAATAAGCGCCTGGGCGAAGCCGCCCTGGGATCTGGTGCGGCCGCCAAGGCGTTGAAGGAAATGGGGCTAAAGGCCGAAGATCTGGTGACGATGGGCCTGGACGATGCCCTGTCCGAAGTGGCTGACCACATCGCCAGCATTGAAGAGCCGACCGAGCGGGCGGCGCGTGCCGCGGCGCTGTTTGGCCGCGAAGGTGTGGCCATGGTCAACCTTTTGCGCGAAGGCGCGAGCGGCATGGAAAAGATGCGCCAGGAAGCGCGGGATCTGGGAATTGTGATTGACGAAAGCGTCATTCGTGGCGCCGAAGATGCGCAGACCCAGCTGGACCTAATGGGGCGCGTGATTTCCGCCAATGTCAATTCGGCCCTGGTCGAATTGGCGCCGCTTTTGGTGGGCGCCACCACTGTGCTGGCCGATTTCGTGCGGTTCGTCGCATCTGGGATCGATGCCGCCCGGCAGTTCGCGCAGCCGCAAACGGATCTGCAGATTGCCACCGATAACCTGGTGGCGGCCATGGCTGACGAAATCACCCAAAGCCAGCTGTTGGAAGCGGCCCTGGGGCGGGGTATCAATATGAGCGTTTCCGCCGCCAAGACGAAGCTGGAAGAGGCGCGTGCGCGCCATGAGAACGCCAAGGCGGCCCTGGCCGAGCAGCGGGCCATGACGCTTAATTCAGATACCTGGGCGGATCTAACCGCCCAGATTTCGCAGTCCAACACCGCCCTGCGCAGCATGGGCGATGCGTATGGCGACTATGCGCCGGCGCACCGGGCAGATGCGTTTGAGGCTGAAAGCCTGCGCCTGGTTCAATTGATCCAGGACCGCCAAGCGCTTCTGGAGCCGCTGGAAGAGTTGAACAGCCAGCTGGAGCGATCCGGCGAAAACATGGCCACGCTGGAGGCCGGCTTGGCGAGTGCAAAGGGTGGGATTGTCAACATCGATGGCACCGCGGTTACGCCAATCCAGGCGGGTGCGCGCCAGGAAATCAGTGGCAGCGGGAAAGCGGCCGGGGTGGCAGTGCCGGCACTGACCGATTACGCCAACGTAATGGACCGCATTAAAGAGGTGTTTGGCGCCGCCGGTGGCGCTGGCCAGGATTACAACACCACCCTGGCCGAGTTGCGGGCGATGTATGACGCGGGCAAGCTGTCGGCCGAAGAATTTCGCCAGGCGGTGGCGACGGTGGAAGCCGAAATGGAGACTTCGGCCCGTATCGCGCAAACGCTGGAAGATGCGTTTAGAAATACGTTCACTTCGGCGGTTACGGGTGCGGAAAGCCTGGGCGATGCTGTCAGCAACCTATTGAGCCAGTTGGCCCAGATGGCGGCAAATGCGGCCTTTCAGGGCTTGTTTGGCGGGTCTAGCCTTTTCTCGGGCATGGCCGGGCTTTTCATGCCGAGCAAGAGTTTTGACGGTGGCGGATATACCGGCGGCGGATCGCGGTCTGGCGGTCTGGATGGCAAGGGCGGATTTATGGCGATGCTGCACCCGCAAGAAACCGTAATTGATCACACGAAGGGCCAGGGCGTGGCAACCTCGGGCGGCGCGGTGGAAATCAATGTTAACGTATCCGGCGCGCGCGGCAATTCTGAGATTTCCGACATGGTGCAGAATGGTGTGCGCACGGGCCTGGCGGAATATGACCGCAGCGTACTGCCGCGGCGTGTTGGCCAGATTAGTAGTGACCCTCGGAGGATTAGCTAATGGCCTTGGTGTTTCCCCTGGCGCGCGAAGCGTTCCTAGACAAGTTGCCTGTGCAAGAGGTGGTAATGTCCTGCGCGGCCCAGCTGCAGCAAAACGGGCTTCGTGGCGGCGAAATTCTAACGGCCGAAGTGGGGCCGGCCCTGTGGCAGGGGTCTATTGTCCTGGCGCCGATGCCTGCGCGCCAGGCAGCCGAGGTTGAGGCCTTGCTGGCCGCCCTGGAGGTGCCGGGGCGTTCTTTCCTGGCGTATAAGAAAAATCAGATTGGCCCGGCCGCCGATCCTGTCGGTGCGGCATTGTCGGGCTTTTCGCCGCAGATCAAATCTATCGATGAGGCGCAGGGGCTTTTGCAGCTGCAGGGCTTGCCGGTTGGTTATTCGATCAGCGTGGGCGATTTTCTGTCATTCAGCTATGGCGCCACGCCCACGCGGCGCGCGCTGCACCGGGCGCAAGAAGCCGTTGTGGCTGATGCTTTGGGAAATACGCCGGCTTTCCAGGTGGCACCACACATTCGCCCAGGCGCGGCCATTGGCGAGGCTGTGGAGTTGTTGAAGCCATATTGCAAGGCGGTGCTGGTGCCTGGTTCGGTGAGCTACGGCGGCACGCGCAATGGCAAAAACTTTGGCCTGTCTTTCAGTTTTCGGCAAACGCTGCGCTAGGGGGCAATTATGCGAAGTTATGATGCGGCAACCGCGGCCCACCTGGCCGCGCGCCCTGGAATTGTGTCTCAATTGCTGGTGTGGATCGAAGCGCCGCGCGTTGGCGAGACTGTCACCGAAACCATAGGCCTGTGGTCAGGCGAAGAGGATCTGACCGTGACCATTGACGGGGTATCGCGCACCTACCAGGGCGCCGGCACCCTGCTGCAATCTGAGCCGATCCGCGCGGCCGCGGGTCTGTCGGTTCGGGTTCACCGGCTGATGATGGCCGCAGTTGCGCCCGAAGTTGAGGATCTGATTAAGGGATATGAAACCCGCTTCGCGCCGGTGGAAATGCGGCGCGCCCTGTTCGATCCCGAAACCCGGCAAATGGTTTCCGAGCCGCACCGCATTTTCCGCGGAATGATCAACGAAGTGGAATTTCAGCGGGCCGAGCCTGGGGGCATTCCGGCTTGTGTGGTGGATGTGGTGAGTGAAACGCGCGCATTGACACGCACCCTGGCGTCAAAAAAATCAGATGCCACCCACCGCCAGCGGGCTGGTGATCGGTTCCGGCGTTATGGTGACATTGCCGGATCTGTAAGCGTCTATTGGGGGGAAAAGAAGGCTGATGGTGGGGCTTCGCGGAATTGGATTCTGCGCGATTTACGATTGGATTTGGGATGGACTTCAAAATGAAATTAGCGCCGCGGCTGCCTGATTGGCGCACGCGCCTGGAGGATTATCTGGCCCGTGTTGCTGGGCAGCCATTCCGCCCTGGGCGCCACGATTGCGCGCTGTTTGTCGCTGGTGCTGTGGAAGCCATGACCGGGGAAGATCCGGCGGCGGCCTGGCGCGGCGCTTATCGCAGCCTGGATGCAGGCCAAGATGCTTTGCAGGCCGCGGGGTTTGCTGACCATGTGGCCCTGGTGGCAGCGGCCTGTGAAGAGGTGCCGCCGGCCTTGGCGGCGGTGGGCGATATTGCCGTGCTGCCTGGTGCTGGAAAGGGTGCGGCCCTGGGTTTGGTCCAGGGCGCCGCGGTTTATGTTTTGCACCCTGGTGGCCTGGGCCTGGTCAACCGCTTGCATGTTGAAAGGGCGTTTCGCGTATGAAGAAACTTACTTTTGCGGCCTATGTGGTGGCGCTGGCACTGGTGGCCACGCCGGCATCGGCAGAGCCTATTTCGTCGCTTTTTGCGTTGCTGACGGTTGGTGCGGGCGAAATTACCCTTTTTGGGTCGGCCTTCCTGGCACGCATGGGTGCATCGTTGGCCCTTTCGGCGCTATCAAGCGCGTTGCGAGGCAAGCCGCGTGCGCCAGGTATCAAGACCGAGGCCAGCACGGCCGGCGGCGATGTGCCGCAATCGTTCATCCTGGGGCGCTATGCCACCGGGGGAAATTTCGTTTGTCCACCTTATAGCCACCCGAACACGAAGAAGAAGCCAAATCGATATCTGACCTATGTGCTGGATGTTTCGGATCTGCCGGGGGCGCAGTTCTCGCGTCTGATGGTTAATGGTGAGTATGTCACGGATCTGGCCGCGCATAGTGGGACGCACGATCTGGAAGGTATGGTGGACGATGGCGATCCGCACCTGTTTATGACTTTCCACGATGGCACCCAGACGGTGGCCGATGCTTACATGCTGGAAAACTACGCAACGCACCCAGAACGGCCGTGGAAATCCGATATGGTGGGTCTGGGCGTGTCCTATGCTGTTTTGACCTTCCTTTATAATCGAGAGGTGTTCAATAGCCTGCCAGGCGTGCGTTTTGAGTGCGATGGCGTGCCGCTTTATGATCCGCGCCAGGATGCCACGGTGGGGGGATCGGGCGCGCAGCGCTGGGATGATCCGGCAACCTGGGTATTCTCGCGCAATCCGGCTGTAATGATCTATAACATCCTGCGCGGCATCACCTTGCCCGATGGTCGGCGCTGGGGCGGTAGTGTCCAGGCTGCGGATCTGCCGCTGGATAACTGGTTTGCCGCCATGAATGAATGTGACGAGCCGGTTGATTTGGCAAGCGGCGGCACCCAGGCGCGCTACCGCGCGGGCCTGGAGGTGTCGGTGGCTGATGAGCCGGTGGCGGTGATCGAAGAATTGCTAAAGGCCTGCAGCGGTGACATTTCCGAAATGGGCGGGGTTTACAAGCTGCGGGTTGGTCCGCCTGCCCTGCCGGTCTATTTCTTCACCGATGATGATGTGGTGGCAAATCGGCCGGAAAGCCTGGCGCCGCATCCTGGCCTGGATAGCGTGCATAATGCTATCCATGCCACCTATCCATCGCCTGACGCCTTGTGGGAGCCTCGGGACGCCCCGCCGCGCTATAATGCCGAATGGGAAAGCGAGGACGCGGGCCGGCAGCTGGTGGCCGAGGTGACGTTGCCCGCCGTGTCGGACGACGCCCAGGTGCAGCGTTTGATGAAGGCCTGGATACAGGATGAGCGCCGGTTTCGCCGGCATAGCCTGACATTGCCGCCAGATGCGGCGGTGCTGGAGCCGCTGGACACTGTGTCTTGGACCAGCGCGCGCGAGGGTTACACGTCCAAGGTTTTCGAAGTCGCGGACCTAACCGACGACCTGCAAACCTGCCTGCAAACACTGGCCATGCGCGAGCGTGTTTCTGGTGATTTTGATTGGCTGACCGAAGATGAAGAAGAAATTGAAGGGGTCAGCACGGTTGTGGTTATGCCCGAAGCCCTGGAGGTGGAAGGCTTCGCAGTGGCGCCGGCATCGATCAAGGATGTCGCCGGCAAGGATCGCTTCCCGGCGGTGCGCCTGACCTGGGATGCGGCGGCCGCAGCTGGCGCACGCGGGTTTGAGTATGAGGCGCGCCTGGTTGGCACGGTGGATGTGATTTCCAAAGGTTACACCCTGGATATTGCCGCCGGGGATCTTGTGGTGTCGTCTGGTATCCTGCCCGCGGCTGATATTGAAGTGCGCGCCAAGCTGGGTGTCGAGCGGCGCGCAGTGTGGACCGGTTGGCAATCTGTGACCACGCCGGCGGTGGGGATGCCGGCAGCGCCAGCCATTGGCGCGGTTTCTCTGTCGGCATCGGCGGCAGATCTGGCTGTGTATGCAGATTTGACCTATTCGCACGCGGATGCCTCGGATGTTGCATGGTTCAAGGTGGACCTGGTGGCGCCTGATGGCGGCCGCACCGAATGGCGCAGCAACCAGGTGGGTGAAATTCGTATGCGCCTGGACCCGGCAAAATTCGGGCTTTACACGGTCGAATTGCGCGCGGTGGGCCATAACGGCTTTGCCAGTTTCAAAGTGGAAACCACGTTTAACTTCACATCGTCCGTTGTGGCGCCGCCAGATGTGCCGGATTTTCGGGTGCGTGTGGCGGGGGAGTTTGCCACCCTGTCCTGGGCGCAGGCCGGGCCGCATGTCACCCATTATGTGGTGCGCCACCTGCCTTCTGGTGTGGTTGGCGATTGGCCGCAGGCGATGGATATGGAGCCGGCGGTCTATGGGCAAAATGTGATCGTGCCGGCCCTGGCGGGCACTTACATGATCCGCGCGGTGTCTGCCTTTGGGGTGCTGTCTGCAAGCGCCACAACCGTGACCACATCGGCCGCCGGCCTGGCGGTGTTGAATGTGGTGGAAACGGTGGATGAGGCGCAGGATTTTGCGGGTGTGCGATCCGCTGGCCTGGAAGTGGTCAGCGGTAAGCTGGAATTGCATTCCGATGTAGCCACATCGGGGGAATATGTCTTTGCGGCGCCGGTTGATCTGTCCGAGGTCTATACATCCAGGCTGGCGGCCAGGGTGGTGGGCTTTGGCTATGCGCTGACCAACACCATGGATGTCTGGCCGGTTCTGTCGCAGTTGGGAACCTTGAATGGCACTGATGCATCGTCGTTTGCGATTGGGCTGAAAATGCGCACCACCCTGGGAGATCCGATTGCGGCGCGCGTGAATGCCTATGACGCGGATCTGGCCTGGGATTGGGATTTTGCCAATGGGGCGGCGTCTGTGCTGGCTGGCTACTATAACCCCGGCGTCTTTGTGCCGAATGCCAATAAGTATTTTGAGGCGGGAACGGATGCGGGGGCAACGGGGCAAGACCTGGTGGTAAAGGGCCGGCAGGATTTTTCCCTTTTGCCGCTTTACAAGGTGGATCGGTCGCGGCGGGTGCGGGTCAAGGTGCGGGTCAAGCAAGAGGCGGTTGGCGCTGGGGAAGACCCGCGGCTTTACCTGTTTATTCATTGTGCGGATGCGCATGGAAAAACGCTGCCGACACGTCCAGATTGGAATGCACCCACCTGGACAAATTTCAATCATTACGGCGGCGCAACGAATGCCGATCTGCCGGAGGGGTCATGGGTGGAATATGTCTGGGAATATGATCTGGCCAATCTGCGCCAGGATGCAGAAACATTCCGTATAGGCTGTCTGACAAACTATGGCGGCGGTGTCACGGCGGCCAGCATCCAGCGTTTTAGCCATCTGTCGATTGAGGCCTTGATGCCGGATGGATCGCAGCCCGATGCCTCGGCCTGGTCGGCTTGGTCTGATTTTGTGGTTGGCGATTATCAGGCCCGCGGGTTTGATTTTAAGCTGGATATCTCCACCGCCGGGCCATCGATTTCTGCGCGCATTGATGAATTGCAGGTGGAAGTTGACATGCCCGACCGGGTGGAGGGCGGGGACGATATCAACTGTCCGGCCGCGGGTGTCGCGGTGACATTTGACCCGCCATTTAAGGTCAAGCCTGCCATTTCGGTGGATGGGCAAAGCCTGCCGGTGGGCGCGCGATCTGTGCGCACCCAGGCCAGCAATACGGGCTTTCACCAGCAATTCCTGGATGACCAGGGCAATGGCATCGCCTGCAGCTTTGATTGGGTTGCAAAAGGATACGGCCGCGCGGAATAGCGCGGCTTTTTCATATCAGTTTGGGGAGTTTGCGGCATGTCGCAATATGATTTCGGGACAATCGATCCCGCGACGAAAACCGGCGTTGGCCTGGCGGATCTGTTGAACGCCTGGCGCACCGCTTTGCATTCTTCGCACCGCGGTGCGGCGCGGCCTTCTTATGCTGTTGCCGGTATGGTTTGGGTAAAAACCATTGATGCCACCCGCGAGGAAATCATGTTTTATGACGGGGTGCAGGATGTGATGGTGCTGGCGATCAATCCGACCACCCACGCGGTGCTGGAGTTTGCCGGCGTGGCGGCCCTTATTCAGGCGGCCGTTGATAGCCTGGTGGACGCTTCCCCTGGCGCGCTGGATACGTTGAACGAATTGGCCGCGGCAATGGGCGATGATCCGAATTTTGCCACCACTATGACAAATGCCCTGGCGGGCAAGCTGGGCGTTTCCGCCCAGGCGGCTGATGCGGACAAGTTGGATGGCCAGCACGGTGCCTTTTATCAAGATGCAAGCAACATGAATGCGGGCGTTCTGCCGGATGCGCGCCTTGCCAAATCTAGTGAGGCGGATCTGCGCGCGAGCGCTGCGGGTAAGGTTGTTTCGCCAGATGTTCTTTGGGCTAGTGTTTCGCGCAAGGATATTACCGACGCGGCCACCGTGACGCTGGATTTTAACGATGGTTTGAATTGGAATTGGGATACCATCGGCGGCAACCGGACGCTTGCAAACCCGCTTAATGTGCGGGCGGGGCAACAGGGTTTTATCCGCGTAAAGCAGGACGCCACGGGCGGGCGCACTATTAGCTTCGGGGGAAAGTTTCATGGCCCGAATGGTGTAGCGCCGGCGATAGACACGGCGCCGGAAAGTGTGACGATCCTTTTTTACACTGTGATTGGTATCAACCATATCGCTATCAGCGCCATGAAAAAGGGGGGCAGCTAATGCCATTTCCTGGAGCGCTAGGTGGTGCGCGTATGTGCCTGGACATAAGTCCGCCGTGGAGTATTTCTGGTCTTGCTTATCAGGGCGTGCAAACCGCATGGAATAACGCCACCGGCTGCCGGTTCGGTGATAATGGCAATTATCTGTTTGTTGGTGTGGATAACGGCTACATCCTGCGGTATCCGCTTGCAACGCCCTATGATGTGGCGACGCTTCAAGCGTATGACAACTTTACCACCAACCCAATCGTGTCGGATTGGGCGCGGGCGGTTGACTTCAATTCAGATGGCACGCGGCTTTATGTCGGCCAGGATCGCGCCCCGAATTTGCAACAGTTTGACCTGTCGGTGGCGTGGGATTTGTCAACGGCCGGCGCTGGGGCTGCGGCACCGAATATGTCCGATGATATTTCGGGGGTCTCTTTCTCGCCTGACGGTCGTTATATGTTCATCGCAGAAATGGCTGGCACCGACCAGGTGCGCCGGCACGAGTTGTTGACGCCCTGGGATGTATCCACGGCCCAAGCGGCGGACCAGTGGCTTACTTATAACGGTATTCGTGGGGTTAGAATGCACCCTTCGGGGCTTCAAATGCTGGTAACTGGCGAAAGTGATGACAAAGTGCATTTGTACGATTTCTCGATACCCTGGGATCTAAGTTCGGCCACGCTTGCCGATAGCCAGTCTTTGAAGGCCTGGACGGGCAATCCGATGGATTTGGATATTTCGCCCGATGGTAAACATCTTGTGACCGTTTCTTATTCGGGCAACGAGATCAACTATTTCGCGCTTTAGAAAGGATCGGTGCATGTTGTATTTTGAGGCAAGGCCAGGTGAGTTTGTCCGATGGCACGGTGAGCCGATTGGCGGCATTTTGCACCCTGTCGAAATTGAGCGCCTGTGGAGCGCGGCCGAGCTTGCCGCGGTTGGTTTGTTCAAGCCTGCGCCTGGCGCGGCGGCGCCGGCCGGGCATCGTGTGTCGTCGTCCAATGTGGAGCGTGTCGGGGGTGTTGTGCAGGTTGTAAACCAGTTTGAGGTGGTGCCGGTCATGCCGGATCATGTCGAGCGGGAATGCGCGCGGCGTCTTGACCTTCTAGGCGCTGGATATACGCGCCAGGAGCGTGAAACCTGGGCCACCCAGGTGCGCGAGGCGGGTTTGTTGGTTGAAGATCCGGCCGCTGCTGCGCCCATGCTGCGCGGTCTGGCCGGTGTCGCGGGGGTGCCTGTTCCAGCCCTGGCGGCGGCCGTGCTGCAAAAAGCTGCAGCATTTGAGGCGGCCGCCGGTGCGATCCTGGGCGCGAAAAAAGCGCTGCTGGCGCAAAGCCCTATTCCTGCGACATATGCAGATGATGGGCATTGGCCGAATGTCTAAATGGTGCGTCCGCGGCGGTGCGCGGGGCTATGTGGTGTCGCGGCCGGTGCGCTGGCTTGTCGGCTGTAGCGCCTCGGGCTTTGTAGTCGTGGTGCCGGCCGGTTTTGAATTTGAAAGTTCGGTGCCGGCCTGGCTTCGCTGGGTCTGGTCGCCCCACGCGCCGCGCTATCTGCGCGCCGCGGCGGTGCATGATTACATGCTGGAAAGTGGCCACCAGCCAGAATTGGCGGACACGCAATGGTTGGCAGTGGCCTTGTCCGAGGGCGCGCCGCCGATGCGCACGCGCCTGGTTTATGCGTTCATGGGGTGGCGGCGTCTGGTGCGCTGGCTTTTCCCGCGCCTGGTGCGCACGTTATATCGTGCAAAACAAACTATAAATGTCGAAAAGGGTTCTGCGAAATGAGGGCCATGGCAACGGATACGGCCCAGGATTGGGTGTCTCTATTTTTGGCGGGGCTGGGGATTTCCTTTGCTTTGCATGAGTTCCTAGGGGGGCTTTTCCTGGCCCTGGCGTTGGCCAGTAGTCTGGCGCGCCATCGCAAGGACCAGCGCAAGCTATGGGGCGCCCTGGTCACGGCCGGCATTACGGCTGTGCTGGCCGCCATCGCTTGGCAGTGGATGGAATGGCAATGGCTGCCGGTGCAGCTGGTGATGGCATCCATGGGCGTGCTGGGCAGCCCAGGCGCCACGATCCTAGTGGCGCTGCAGGATCGCCTGGAGGACCGCAGCGGGGAAGTGGCGGACAAGGCGATTGATCACTTTCTGCCTGGTGAAAACCGCGGGGGTGATGATGCTTAGAAATTTTGTACGGAATGCGCAGCGCGTGCTGCGCGCCCGCGCCGGTTATGCTGGCGATTTGGACGGGGTGCCTGGCCCGGCTTCTCTGGCCGCGGCCTATCGCGTGGATGGCGTTCTGGGGCAGCTGGGGGTGGTTTCCCCTTCTGACATTGTGATTGCGGCCGCCCAGGCGATCCTGGAGGCCGAGGGCTTCAATCCTGGCCCTGTGGATGGCAAGTGGGGCGTGCGCACCGATGGCGCATATCTGGAGTGGCGCGCGGCAGGCCTGGGTGTTCCTTTCCTGGATCGATCCTTGGAGGCTGATTTTGGCCGCCAGGCGGATGTTGTGCGCAGGTTTGGTGATGCCGGCAGCGCGGCCTGCACGTCCGGCAAGGTGGTGATGCCCTGGCGCACGGTTCTGGCTTGGGATCGATCCCAGGTGATCACCAGTTTTAGCTGCCATGAAATGGTGGCGCCATCGGCGCAGCGCGCCCTGGATCGGATCGCAGAAACCCATAGCGCGGTGCAGATCCGCCACCTGGGCCTGCACCTATTTGGCGGCTGTTACAATTATCGCCCAATGCGCGGCGGCAAGGCGCTTTCGATGCACGCCTGGGGCTTGGCAATCGATTTTGACCCGGCCCGCAATCGCCTGACCTGGAGTGGCCAGCGCGCGCGGCTGGGGCAGCCCGATGCCAGCGCCTTCTGGAGCATTTGGGAAGCCGAGGGGTGGACCAGTCTGGGCCGCGCGCGCGGCTATGATTGGATGCACGTCCAGGCGCCTGCGCTATGAGGTGGCGGGCGTCACTTTTGGCCCTGGCCCTGGTGCTGGATTTGTCCGGCTGCAGCCAGGTGGCCACGGGCGTGGCCAAGCGCGCCCTATCGGGCGGCGGGGATGGTGTCGCGGCCAATGTCCAGGCCGGGCGCACCAACGCCCAGGTTTTGGGGCGTGCCAGCCATTCGGATCAACGCCTGGAGGATGTCAGCGCGCAGCGAATAGAGCAAAGCGCCGGCGAAACCGGCGTGCGGGCCGAGGCGGTGCAATCTGTCATGGTGCGCAATGAGGCGCCGGCCTGGGTGTGGTTGTTGTTGATCGCGGGGTGGGTGTTGCCTTCCCCTGGCGAAATCGGCCGCGCGGTGCGAAGAATTTTCAAGCGGAAAGGATCGGCCAATGCTGACGGATAGGCAGCGCCAAGTGGTCAATATGCGTGACCGCGAAGGGCTTACATTCAAGGAAATCGAAAAGCGCCTGGGTGCGCGCAATGCGCACCGCACCTATAAGGCGGCGCGCAAAAAGCTGGACGCGAAGGCTGCGCGCCTTGATCCTGGCGCGCAGGCGGTGCTGGGTAAGTTCGGCATGGGCGATCTGACCGGCCAGCATTCGGGCTGGGTGCATCGCGAGGATAAAGAAACGGGCGAATTTGTGTCCGTTTATTACTATCTGGGCAAGGATGGCCAGCCATCCGAAGCGGACCTGGAAACCGTCATGGCATCGGCGCTTGAAAAGGTTTTCAAGGGCGACCTGGCGAAGCCGACGCGGCCGGTGTCCTCGGGCGAAAACCTTCTGGTGGTGGACATTGCAGATCTGCACATTGGCAAGCTGTGCGTGAAGTCCGAAACCGGCTTTCATTATGACCGCAAGGAAGCCGTGCGGCGCGGGATCGAAGGCACGCGCGCGCTTCTGGAAAAGGCCACGCGCCACGGTGTTGCGCATATCCTTTTCGTGCTGGGCAATGACATTATCCACATTGACAAGCCCAACGGCACCACCACCAGCGGCACGCCCCAGGATACCGAAGGCACGCTGGCGGTGATGTGGGATGATGCCCTGGCATTTTATGTGGCCTGCATTGATCTGTGCCGCCAGGTGGCGCCGGTATCGCTTCTTTACTGCCCGTCTAACCACGATTGGTTCGCGGGATTTGCGCTGGCCCGTGCCGTGGGCGCCTGGTATCGGGATTGCCCCGAGGTGATCGCCAGCAATTACAACACCAGCCACCGCCATCGCAAATATTTTCGCTATGGCGGCAATCTGCTGGGCTTCACCCACGCCGATGGCGCCAAGGAAGTGGATCTGCCGGCGCTGATGTTGGACGAAGTACCGCAACACCTGGACGGGGCCAGGCGGCGCTATTGGTATCTGCACCACCTGCACCACAAGATCGCAAAGAAGGGCGCCGGATCGCAAAAGCGCCAGACCGAAAAAGACCTGATAGGCATGTCGGTGATGCGCAACAAGGCGGGCCTGGCGGCCACCGATGCGCCGCAGATTGAATATGTGCGATCGGCAAGCCCGCCCGATGGGTGGCACGATCGCAACGGCTATGTGAACCGCCAGGCGGTGGAAGTGTTTTTACACCACCCGCATGATGGCCAGGCGGCCCGGTTTACGGAATGGTTCTGATGCCAGGCGGGCAATCCCGCCTGGCATCGATCCTGGAGGCCTTGGCAAACATTGTGGTTGGCGTGGGTGTCGCATTCATCGCCAATCTGATGATTTTGCCGGCCTTTGGTCTGCCTGTTTCGCTGGGCCAGGCTGCGGGCATTTCGGCGGCTTTCACCGCGGTATCGCTAGTGCGTAGCTATGTCTTGCGACGAATTTTCAACGGCATAACTGTGAGGTGTTCCAATGGCCGGAAGTTTGAATAAGGTCCAGTTGATCGGCAACCTGGGCAATGATCCCGAGGTGCGCGCGTTCCAGAACGGTGGCAAGGTGTGCAATTTGACGGTTGCCACCAGCGAAACCTGGAAGGATCGGGCGACGGGCGAAAAGCGCGAGCGCACCGAATGGCACCGCGTGTCGATCATGGCCGAGGGTTTGGTGGGGATCGCGGAAAAATATCTGCGCAAAGGGTCCAAGGTTTACCTGGAGGGCCAGCTGGAAACCCGCAAGTGGCAAGATCAATCCGGCAATGATCGCTATTCAACCGAAGTGGTGCTGCGGCCCTATAATGGCACGCTGGTGCTTCTGGGCGGGCGACCGAATGACCAGGGCGGCGGATATGGCGGCCAGGGTGGTGGCTATGGTGGCGGATCTGCCCAGCAAGGCGGTGGCCAGGGTGGCGGCCAGGGCGGTGGCTTAGATGATGAAATCCCATTCTGAGGTGGCCGGCATGGATGGCACGATGGATGTAACCCGCGCCCCGCAGCTGATCGGGCTTTGCGGCGCGGCCGGGTCTGGCAAGTCAACGGTGGCCAATATTTTGGAGCGCCAGGGCTATGTGCGCCTGCGCTTCGCTGGGCCATTAAAAGCAATGCTGCAAGCCTTGCTGACCGAAGCCGGCATGACTGCGGCCGAGGCGGCGCGGCATATTGATGGCGACCTGAAAGAAGCGCCGCTGGATGTGCTGGGCGGCAAGACGATGCGCCACGCCATGCAAACCCTGGGCAAAGAATGGGGCCGCGATCTAATCCATTCGGAAGTCTGGGTGCGGCTGACCATGGCCGGCGCCGAGCGCCTGCTGGCCGAGGGTAAGCGGGTGGTGATCGATGATGTGCGTTTCCCAAATGAAGCGGCCGCGATCACTGGCTGCGAGTTGGCGCACGCCCAGGGTGCGCGCGAAATGTGGCGCGTGGCCGGCCGCGGCGGCCTGGGCGGGGCGCAGCACGCCAGCGAAACCCAGCGCTTGCCGCATGATGTGACCCTGGACAACTCGGGCGATCTGGTGGTGTTGGCCGCACAAATCAGATCGGCTTTAGGTGGTTGATCCGCGCGCACGTTTAAGCGTGCTTTGCACCTATGATTTCCGCCTTTCCTGCCTGGCGGTCTGGGCCATCCTTTCGGGGGTGGCCTTTTTTTCAGTCTGGGCCATGCCGCGGATTTGCCGCGGGTTTTTCGTGACGGGCGGTCGATGCCGCGCGGCATTTTGCGCAATGCTTCGCAAATCGCGCATTTGCACGATTTATCGTGCGCGCCCAGGATGCCCGCAGAAAGCTGATTTATTCAATGATTTCTGGGGGGTATGGCGGAGACGAAGGGATTCGAACCCTCGAAACCGTTTCCGGTTTACTCCCTTAGCAGGGGAGTTACGCGCCCTATGATTTCCATTTGTTCCCATAGGCTTAGGCCCAACCGTGCAATGCACGGCCGCGGATTTGCCGCGGGTTTGTTTTTTCGGCCGCGGCCAGGATCTGGGCGCCTGGCTTTCGCCGGACATGCTGGCGCCGGCTGGGTGGCGCGATAGGCTTGCACGGTTTTTCGTGCCTTGCCCTGATCGCAAGAAAAAAGGCCCACCAAATGGCGGGCCTTTGTTGGTGGTGGCGCCAGGGCTGCGGCCCTGGCGGTGTGATTATTTGAGGCTGGAAACATACCCGTTGCCGGTGACTTCAAAGGATTTCCCCAGGTGGGTAACGCAAGCGACGTTTCCCGCATCCAATTCGACTTTTTCAAAGCCGGCGCCGCGCAGAAATTCCGCCATGGTGTTGGGCATACATTTGAAGGTAATGGGCATGAACCCGCCGCCATTGTTGACCTTGCCCAGGATCATGGCGCGCAGGGCTTCCAGGTCGAAATTTTCGGGCTTGTTTGCGATGTTTGCGAAGTTCATTTTTTTGGTTCCTTAGCTGGTGGGCCAATCGGCCGGGCGGTATCCGTCCAGGTATGCCTGGATCAGCCGCGCCATGCGCGGCGCTGGCTTGCGAAACGTGCTTGCGGCTGGGTCTAGTTCCATGCGGCGGACGGTCTGCCCGTCTGTGTCTAGGAGGTGGCCCAGCTGGGCCTGGGTAAGGCCGAGGCTGTGGCGCGCTTCTTTTACTTCGGTGGGGGTCATGGTTTGATCCTTATCTGGCAGGTGGTGCAGTTGCTCATTGGGCCGCGGCTGGGCCAAATGGTGCAATAAACAGAAAAGTGTGGCTTAGGCTGAAATCGAGCCAGGGCGCAATTTCGCCGGCTTCGCTGATCGCGGCCTTGGGCAACCAGGCTTCGCTGCAATTGCCTTTCACCAGGATGGCTTTCGCGGTTTCGCGCACGATTGCCACGGTGGTTTCTTCGCCGGTGGTGCTGGTCAGGTTTAGGGTTTTCATAGGGTGCGTTTCCTTGCTTTGGCGGGGCGCCTTGCCCCTGGTGTGCTTCCCTTATAGGGGCAGTTGCCCCTGTGGGTCAATGCCCTTTTTAATGGGCATTGCAATTTTATTTGACCAGGCGCAGCCCGGCCTGGCGTTCTGCCGGCGCTGGGATGTTGCGCCCCAGGCGGGTGAAATCCCAGCCATGATCCTGCAGCTGATCGGCCAGGTTGTCGGGGGCAATCTTGCGGTATCGATTGGCGCAGCTGGAGGTGCGCCACCCGCCCAGATCCATAAGCCCGCCAAAATCGCGCGTTGCCGCATAATACCAGGTTGCCCAGGTGTGGCGCAAAACGTGCGGGGTTACATCATCGCCCAGGCCGGCCGCATCGCGGGCCGTGTTGAAGGCTGTCTGGATTTGCCCGCCGCCATTGTCGCGCTGCACATATGGCTGGCCTTTGGGGGTGCAAAACAGCGCGCCGGTCTCTGGCAGGCCTGTGGATGTGATCAGGTCGCGCGCCCTGCCCGGCAGTTTCATCATGCGCGGGTGGCCGTTTTTGGTATCTTCCAGCCAGGCTTCGCCAGTGTCGGGGTAGAAATAGCGCGCCTGGATGGCCAGGGCTTCGGATGCGCGGCACCCGCCGCCGATCAGGCAGGCCAGGATCGGCACCAGGTGCGGTGCTGCCTGGTCAAGTAGGCGATCCATTTCTGTGGGGGTCAGCCAGCGCGTGCGCACGGCGCCGCCTTTCCAGCGCCGAAATTTGCGCCATTCGGCTTTGCCGTTTTCGGCGGCCAGGGTGATCACGGCAGAAATGGGCGTGACCAGCTGGCGGTTTAGGGTGCTGGCTGCGGCGGTTGGATAAAGTGCGTCGGCGGCCTCTTCAATTGCTTCGTTATCAATATCGCGCACCCTGGTATCGGGGCCGAAATGTTCCAGGATTGGCCCGAGAAATCGAGTTTCGCCACCGCGTTTCATGTAGGTGGTGGCGGCTTCGGCAAAGGTTAGCGTGGCCTTGGCGCCAAAGGCGTGACGTTCAAGGATTTCGGTTTCACGCCGGACCCGGTAGGCGTCGGCTTTGGCTTTGCTGCCAATTCCAGTGCTTTCGTGAATGTATGTTCCCGCGATGGTGCCGCGGATGTAGTAATTTTTATACCCTTTCGGTTTGTAGAGATTGAGGGGCATGGCGTTTCCAGTTCTGTAAAGGCGGCCACCAGATCCTCGGGCCGGTAGAGGATGCGCACCCGGCCGCGCACGCGCAGGCAGGCCAGCCGGCCTTCCGCGCGCAGGGTTTCCAGGGTGCGACGTGATGTGCGAACGCCCAGGCTTGCCAGGTAGTCAACCGCCTGGGGGGTAGAGAGGTTATAGCCGGCGGCCAGGCTGGGGGTGATGGCTGCTGCGGTCATTGGGGTGCCTCTTCTTTTTGCTTGAACCAATTGGCCTGCGCCTGTGCTTCGGTCTGGCCTATCGCTTGGATGCCATCTAGGCGGATCGATGCGATGCGCAGGGCGGGGTTGGGTTGGTGGTTGTCCTCGGGCCGGATATAGGCGCCGCCGCGTTTGGCGATGTGGCGCTGCAGGTGTGTGCGGGTCTTTGTGATCGATGCGCAGCTGGTCATGTAAGCCCCAGGTGTTTGGCTGTGATAATCGCCACCGCCGATAGAATCAAAATGGGCGTGCTGCGGTCGGTGATCTTTTCAAGTTTTTCGGCCCAGATAACGTAGGGGCTAGTGCGAATATGCGGCATTGGTCAAAACCTTCTAGGGTTGATGATTTCCCGAGGCGTAGCACGGTTAAACGTGCATATTCAATCAATTTTTTCCGTTGCCTTTTCTATTAACCTTTTGCTATGCCTGCTGCAGTTGAAAAAAACACCTAATGCGAGAACAACTAACTACGGGACTTTGCACGATGAATGCTGAAAATATTGAACGGGTTTGGAGCCAAATCAAAGATGTAGCAGAGGATGGCCTGGCCGCTTTGGCGGATCGCCTGGAAGCGCTGGCGGACCAGGCCGACACCGATCAGCTGCGCGAGGCTTGCGCCTCTTCCAGTGCCTTGCCCACCAGGTGATCGGGCAGGCGTTCCAGGGCGCGCCAGATCCGAATGCGGCTTTCCGTCATGGCATCGGCTTTATGCACCAGGCCGATGGGAAGCTGCAGCACATCGCAGATGCGCAGCATGTTGGCATAAGAAAGGGACGTGCTGCCGTTAATATACTGGCTTAATCCATTTCTGGACAAACCGGCCTGGCGGGATATTTCAGCCAGGGACATTTCCCGCATTGCGGCTGCGATCCTTAGATTTTTGCGCGCAATGCTGTTACGGGGATCGTTTTCTTCTTTTGCCACAGTTAATTCCTTTTCCTTATATGTGGGCAACCTTACCTTGCACATTTTAACGGGAAGAGTAAGGGAAACCGTAAAATCCTTGAATAATTTCCGACTAGCGCACGGAGGCGTGTGCATCACTATATTTTGTGTTGCAATGCACGGTTTACCGTGCAAAGGATTGGCAGGCGCAAGATGTAGCGGCCGTAATTCCATTCTGAGGTGAGCAATGAGCAACGAAAAAAAATACCAGGCCGCGGACATTCCCACGCCTGACGATTTCCGCAGCTGGGTGCAGGATGCCCTGGCCGATCTGGGTTTGTCTGCGTTGTCGGTGGGGCGCGCCCTGGGTCTGGGTAAAAACACCCTGGGCGATTTCCTGGCCCGCCGCAATAAGTCGATCCGCCTGGAAACCGCTTCCAGCGTGTCCGCCTATCTGCGCACCCAGGCCGCCCTGGCTGGTAAGTCTCTGCCACGGCTGGGGGCGTCCAATGGATGATCTTCTGGATGCCTTGCCGCGCAGTGATCGCAATCTGATTGAGGCCATGGCCGAGGATGCGCAGACCAGCGCCAGCGCTATGGCGAAACAAATCCTGCGGGAATATCTGGGCCTGGTGCGATCAGCACCGAATGCCCTTCCTAAAAGCCCACTGCGCCGCCTGACCGCTGGCGCCATTCGCCGGAAAGGGTGAAGTATGTCTGACGAACTTGACGCCGATTATCTGGATGCGCGCGCCGGTGATCGCCCGCTGCCAAAGCGGCCTGTAGAGCATTTGCCCCATAATCCATCCTGCCCGCTGCATTTGCAGCGTATTTGCGGCACCTGCACCCATTACCAGGGTAAGCTGCGCCCCAACCTGGCGGCGGGTGAATTCCCCCATGCCGAGTGCGCACGTTTAACCGTGCAAAAGTCCCGCCGCGCGAATGCCTGGAATTGCCGACATTGGGCGCGAAAGTCTGGGGGTGCCGGTGATGCGTGATCCAATGGCCCATATCCGCGATGAAATCATGGCCCAGCCTGCTGCCGAGCAAGTGGAATATGCCATGGATCTGATCGGCTATTACCTGGCGCCGGTGCCGGCCTTCTTTGAGGGCTGCGCAGAATTGCAGCTGGAGGCATCGCCCGCGGATCTTCGCATGTTGTTTGCCCTGGATCGGCGCCGGGGCCGGTTTGTGTCCATCGATAGCCTGCTGGCCGCGCGGTGCCTTGATCGGCCCTGCGATGAATGGGGTAGCGACGATATGGTGATTAAGGGCATTTGCGCGCTGCGCAAAGCGCTGGCAGCCCTGGAGTTGCCGGTGGAAATCCGTTCTGTGGATGGCCTGGGCTATGCGCTGACCGCTGGCGCGGGGTTCACGTTTGAAGCCTTTGCGCCGCCTTCCTTTGCTATGGATGGTGTTGCACCTGGCCAGAAGGCGCGGGGTGCGGCGTGATGCGCGACGATGGGCGAAAGCATGAAGCAAAAGCCATCCCGATCATGGAAGTGGTTTCCCGCCTGGGTATTGGTGGGCTGCGCCCCACGGGTGGCGAGCGCCACGGGCCTTGCCCGGTGTGTGGCGGCCGTGATCGATTTGGCGTCAATCCTGCGCGCGGGTTGTGGAATTGCCGCACCTGTAACGAGGGTGGCGACGGTCTAAAGCTGGTCCAGCATGTGCTGGGCTGTAACTTTGTGAAGGCGTTGGATTTCCTGGTGGGGTCTGCGGACGTTGCGCCAGATCCGGCCGTGGTGGCCAAGCGCAAGGCCAAGGCCGAGGCGGCCGACAAGAAACGGCGCGAGGTGGAAGCGGCCATGCGTGCGCGGGCCATCCGTGACGCGCGCGAGATTTGGCACGCTGCGCAGCCAGGCCAGGGCAGCCCGGCCGAGGCGTATCTGGCCGGCCGCGGCATTCGCTTTGCAGTCTGGCCGCCGGCGCTGCGCTTCCTGCCAGATCATCCCTATATGAAGGCCGCCGCCCGAGGGCGCGCAATCCAGTGCCATCGCGGGCCTTGCATGATTGCGGCCATCCAGGATGCCGCCGGCCAGGTGCGTGCGGTTCACCAAACATGGATCGATCCGGCGCGCCCTGGTGAAAAGGCCAGGATCATCGGCGCTGATGGCAAGGCGCTGCCTTCCAAGTTGGTGCGCGGGTCAAAGAAGGGCGGCGCCATCCGCCTATCGCCTTGGAACAACACCGGCCGCATGGTGATGGGCGAAGGGATCGAAACCACCGCCAGCGCCATGATGATGCGGATTTGGCCGGGGGCGATTTTCTGGGCCGGTGTGGACCTGGGCAATATGTCCGGCCGCCAGCTGAAAGAGCCAGGCAAGCGCCATAGCGGCAAGCCGGACATGGAAGATCTGGAGGCCTTTGTGCCGCCGGAAGGCATCGCCCGGTATTTGAGTTTGCAGGATGGCGATAGCGCCGAAAAGGCCACCCGCGCCAAGCTGGAGGCCGGCGCGATCCGCGCGCGGCTGACCCGGCCGGGCCTGGTGGCGGAAATCCTGCGCGCCGACGCGGGGAAAGACTTCAACGATATGTGGCGCGAAGCGCTAAAAGAGGATGCGGGCAAATGACATTCGAAAACATTCAATCGGTTGCCGAGGGTGCCGAAACTGTAGAAATCCCTGCGGATATGGTCGCGCCAGGGGATGGGCTTGATCCGCCCGAAGGCGACATGCCGCCGCCGCGCGATCTTCCAGATGAAGATGCGCCCGAGGCCAGGGCCGCGGCCTTCCCTTTGAACGATTTCGGGAATGGTCAGCGCCTTATGACCTATTACGGCGAGGATCTGCTGTTTGTGAAGCGCCTGGGTTGGTTCCGCTGGTCTGGCCAGCGCTGGGTGGCAGATGAAGATGAAATTGAAGTGCGCCGCGATGCGCAGAAAATTGCCGCGCACATACTGCACGAAATACCGTTCATTGCCCTGGATGATTGGCAGCGCGATGCCCTGGATCTGTGGCATGATGTCCGGTCGGACTATCGGGAATTGGAGGCGATCACGCCCAGCGACCGCAGCGACGAACAAAAGAAGCGCTACAAGGAATTGCTGCCGATCCGCGATGCGGGGGAAGAGGCGGCCAAGGCTTTGCGCACGAAGCGATCCAGCCACGCCAGCCATGCCAAAAACTCGGGCAACACGTCGAAGATCAGCAACATGGTGGCGGAGGCGAAGATTGCGGCCAGTACCGATGTGGATAGCCTGAACCGCGAGAAATACATGGTCAACTGCCTGAATGGGGTGGTGCATTTCGTAAAGGATATTGACCAGGTGGCGGCCAGTTTCGGCCAGCCGAGTGAAATCTGGCGTGCCGAGTTGCTGCCCCAGAAGCGCGAGCAAAAAATCAGCAAAATGATGCAGGCCGAGTTTCGCCTGGATGCGAAGGCGCCGATCTGGGAGGCCTTTCTGGAGCGGGTGCAGCCTGATCAAGAAGTGCGGACATTCCTAAAGCGCTGGTTTGGCTATTCCATGACCGGGCTAACCGGCGAGCAAAAGCTGGCCTTCCTTTTCGGGATCGGGCGCAATGGTAAATCCACCATGGTGGACACGCTGGCAAAGCTGTTTGACGACTACGGCACCACCCTGCCCATTGAAACCCTGACCGGCAGCGAACAGCGCAAGGGATCGGATGCCACGCCGGACCTGGTGCGCATTCCTGGTGCGCGGTTTGTGCGCGCCTCGGAGCCTGAACAGGGCCAGCGCATGAAAGAGGCGCTGATTAAGGCTTTGACCGGCGGCGAAGCGATTATGATCCGCCGGATGCACTCGGAATTTATCGAAGTTGTGCCGGAGTTTAAGTTGACTATTTCGGGCAACCACAAGCCGGAAATCCGCGGTGCAGATGATGGGATTTGGCGCCGGGTCATGCTGGTGCCGTTCCAGGAACAAATTCCAGATGGTGAGGTGGACCGGGATCTGCCGGCCAAGCTGGAGGCCGAGCGCGATGGCATCATGGCCTGGCTGGTCCAGGGCTGTCTGGACTATCTGCAGGATGGCCTGCCGGTGCCGCAAGCGGTGGTGGATGCAACGGCGGAATATCGCACCCTGTCCGACCCGATGCGCGAATTTTTAACCACGCAATGCGAGGTGACGGAAAACCCCAAAGATTTCGAAAGCGGCCGGGATCTGCGCGATGCCTTTATGGCGTGGCAGCTGGATCGCGGGGAAAAGCCCTGGGGCGCGCGCAACATTGCCCTGCGCATTCGTGAACGCATGGGCGTGGTGAAGGGGCCGGCCGGCAATAGCTATACCGACGCGAAAACCGGAGGCGTGACCGGGTATCGCTGCCTGAAAATCAGTGAAGAGGCCACCAGCCGGCGGATCGAGCGCCGCGAAGAGCTGATGCGGTACGGGGGTGGTATGTGATGCTGCGGCCATTTCTGCCCGGCGTGGCCGACATGGTGCCGCCGCCCGCTTTATTCAATTCCACGCCTCTTACCCATTTCGGTGAGCGCGCCGGCCAGCGCGGCGTGTGCTGCATTCCTGGGGATCTTCTGAAATGGGCGGTGGAGCGCGCGCTGTTTGAGGGTCGCCAGGATGTGATTGAAAAGGTGTGGGACATATGCCCAGACACATCGCTGTATCGCATCCTGTTGCCCGAGGGCGCGTTTTATCCGGTGATCCGCCGCGACAACGGCGTGGCCGTGACGATCTATAGCCAGGCTGAAAAATCCACGTCACGGCTGGGGCGCAATCTGCGCAAAAAGCATTGCGGGCGGCGTACCCGCCGCAGCCGGCGCCAGGTGGCGCAATGAGCGGCCACCCTTGCGATTTCTGCGGCGATCCCGTGGCACCATTTGGATATGCGCCGCCGCCGCGCCTGGTGCGGGTGCGCCGCCCGATCTGGACCTGTGCGAAAGAGGCCTGCAAGGCCCAGGCCGAAGCGCGCAGGAAGGCCGTGATGGATAAGGCCGATCCGTTTGGGGATGGTGCGCGCCGACCGACTGCGCGGCCGGCCACGCCCGCCGATCCTGACCAGGGCGCGCTGTTTTGAAATGTAGTTGACCAATATTATCCACCCTGACCGGGCCGGCCTGCACAACGTAGGCCGGCCCTTTTTTTTGTGCCTGGTCCGTCCAGGCTTGCCCTGATCATCGCAGGGATTGAGGCGGTGGGGAGCGCCGAGCGGCGGCGGCCGGCGGCGGCGCGCTTCCCCAGCCCGGCCGCGCCTTCACCCAAAACCCCGCACCCCTCATTCTCAGAAAATGATTTTCAATCCCTCAATCCCCAAAAGAGGGCGTGAAAAATGTAACTCAATCCACAGAAATAAGTGAATATTTCCAACGAGATATAAGACGGGCTTTCCTGTTTGGGGATTGAGGGACTGAATATTGGGGTCTTTTGGATTTTGCTAAAGGGGTAAGGGGCGCGCAAAAAAGCCGGGTCGCGTAATAGTCGGGTGTTTCAGTCCCTCAATCCCTCATGTTATGTTTTTTCGTGATATATCAACGCTTTGCGTAATTTTTGCGCATTATCTCAATCCCTACTCAATCCCTTTTCAATCCCTATTTATTGTCTCAATCCCTGATTAAATCAGAATGTGGTGGTGGTAGGTAGAAGAGGCACAAAATATAGGAGGCATCGCAGATGGCTTATGACGTTGACCAGGGCCGGGCGGCCAAATACCTGGGCCAGGTAAATCTGGCGATCATTGCGGCGGCAGCTGGCCGGCGCCAGGGCCATGATGATCGGCCGCACGCGCCTGGTGGGGCGCGACCGCCGGCCGCGTTGGGTCAGTCTCGTGTTGCGCTGGATGTGATCGAAGAGGCCGGCGCCGATGGCAGGCCCGAGCCTATCACCCCGCTGGGGTATAAGACCGCGCGGCGCGCGCTGCCCCGCGTTCTGTCGGATCTGTCCGAGGTAGACCCGCGCCGGCGTGCCGCAAATCAGCTGGCCGATACAATGGAGCGGATCGGATCGGTGAAGGGGTCCGATTTGGCGGGAACAGATAGTAAGGGCGGAATTTCAGACGGTGGCGCCACCACCCGCGTAAAACATGCCGAGCGGCTGCTGATCATCGAAATGCTGGCCAACCGCTGGCCGCATCGCCGGCGTGGTCGGGCGATGCCGGCGGCCGAGCGCATTCTGATGCTGGTGCAGCGCAATGGAGGCAAGCGCCAGGATATTAAAGCGTTTCCTGCCCTGATTGCGGTCTGTGTCGATGGCCTGGCGCTGGATGATGTGCTGCGCCGCCATGGGTGGTCAGCCCAAACTGCCAACCGCAAAGCCCTGGCCGAGGCGCTGCTGGCGGCCCTGGATGATGTGGCCGATGGCCTGGGCTTCGGGCGGTGGGAAAAGAAAAAGGCTTGACGGTTGCTAACTGTCGCGCCATGTCCTGACCCAACGGCACAGAAATGCGCCAGCAAGATAGGCCCGGCCGCAGTGATGTGCGCCGGGCTTACCTTTTCCAGATCAACAGGTGGTGACGCATGGGGCGCTTGAAGGCGCCGCCTAAGCGCCTGGCAATGGCGCCTCGGGCGGTGGGTTATGCAGACAAGGCCGCGGCCGAGCGCGCCCGCGATCAGCACCGGCGCGATCACGCCGGCACATCCCTGCGCGGGCTATACAACACGAAGCGCTGGCGCCATCCAGAAACTGGTGTGCGGATCAAGATCCTGGAGCGTGACGGGTTCACTTGTCAGATGCCAGGCTGCGGCGTGTTGCTGGTGGGTAAGCGCCACGCGCCCAATAGTCCGGTTGTGGATCACATCAAGCCACACAAGGGCAACCTGGTTTTGTTCTGGGATGAAGGGAACCTGCAAGCCCTGTGTAAGCGCTGCCACGATGGCGCGAAGCAGGCAATGGACAACCGGGGGGGTGGGTCCGATTTCTAAAACGTGAATGTCTGCAGACCCGACCCCCCACAATGCGGAGATTTTTTTTCCTGATGAGCGACGATTTCCCAGCAAAAGACGCGCCCCGCGACCTGCTGGGCGATCCGGTTGACCAGAACCGCGAAACCTGGGGGCGCCCAGGGTTTAAAAAAACCGTTGAAAATCAAGAGATTGTGACGGTTTTAAAGGCTGCAGCCTGGTCAAATGAGCGGATCGCGCGCCATTTGGGGTGCGATGTTAAGACGCTGCGAAAACATTTTTCCCAGGAGTTGGATCTGGCCAGTGATCGCGCCGAGGCGGCGGCCCTGCTGACAATCCATCGCCGGATGAAAGAGGGCAACGTGTCCGCGGCGCAAAAGGTGATCACCCTGGCCGAAAAGGGCAAGGCTGTACCGCCTGCCCCGAAAAACCCGCAGCCCGAGGCCGACGAAGGCGAAGCCGTGCCGGCCGACAAGATGGGCAAGAAAGAGCGCATGGCCGAGGCGGCGAAGAAACCGACCGGCGGCTGGGGCGGCTTGCTGAATTAAATGGCATTCGATTTTGCGTGTCCCGATTGGGTGGAGCGGCTGCAGCAAGGCCGCACGCCCATGCCGGATCTGCCGCTGGATGAAGTGGCAGCCGAGCGCGCGGTGGGGGTGTTTAACAATCTGCGCTTGCCGGACGTGCCGGGCCAGCCGCGCCTGGAAGAGGCCGGCGGCGAATGGTTCCGCGATCTGGTGCGCGCGGCCTTTGGGTCGGATGATCCAGAAACGGGCGAGCGCCTGGTGGGTGAAATCTTTTGCCTGGTGCCTAAGAAAAATTCGAAAACCACCAATTCCGCGGCCCTGGGCCTGGTGGCGCTACTGCTAAACGAAGTGCCGAATGCGCCCATGCTGATCGTGGGGCCAACAAAGGAAATTGCTGATACCTGTTTCAGCCAGGCCAAGGGGATGATCGAAGCGGACCCGGTGGACGAAGAAACCGGCGAAAGCTACCTGCAAAATCGCTTCCATGTGAAGGATCATAGCCAGGAAATTGTGGACCGGCTGACCGGCGCCACCCTGAAAATCGCGGCATTTGACATGCGGGTTATGACCGGGAAAATTCCGGTGCTGGTGATCGTGGACGAATTGCACGTTCTGGGATCTAACGCCAAGGCTGCGCGCGTTCTGGCGCAGATCCGCGGCGGGATGATCACCCGCGGCAACACGCTTTTGCTGTTTATCACGACGCAAAGCGACGAAGTGCCGGCCGGTGTGTTCAAGATGGAATTGGAATACGCGCGCAAGGTGCGCGATGGCACGGTGAAGGGCGGCAACCTGCTGCCGGTGCTTTATGAGTTTCCCGAGGATCTGCAAACGTCCGAGGACAAGGCGTGGCGCGATCCAAAATTTTGGCCGATGGTCCTGCCAAACCTGGGCAAATCCATCACGGTTGACCGCCTGGTGCGCCTTTACCGGCAAGCCCTGGAAAAGGGCATTGAAGAGGAAATCCGCTGGGCATCCCAGCACCTAAACATCCAGATTGGCATGGGCCTTCACACTGACCGCTGGGTGGGTGTTGACCTTTGGCCGGCATCGGCGGTGCCGATGGGGCTTGATGAAATCCTGGCGCAGTCTGATGTGGCCACGATTGGCATTGATGGCGGCGGCCTGGATGATCTTCTGGGCCTGGCGGTGATCGGCCGGCATCGTGAAACCCGCGTCTGGCATGGTTGGGGCCGCGCCTGGGTGCAGCCCGAGGCGCTGGAAAAGCGCAAAGAGATTGCGCCCAGGCTGCGCGATTTTGCGCGCCAGGGCGATCTGGTGATTTGTGAAGATCCAACCGCGGATCTGCGCCAAGTGGCGGGGATTTGTGCCGAGGTTTATGGCGAAGGCTTGCTGCCCGAAGCGCATGGCATCGGCCTGGACCCTTACGGCGTGGCGGCGCTGATCGATGAATTGGCAGCCCTGGGAATTGAGGGCGATCTATTGTCGGCCATTCCCCAGGGCGCGCGTCTATCGCCGGCCATTTGGGGGATAGAGCGCAAACTAAAAGACGGGACGTTTAGGCACGCGGGCCAGCCCATGATGGATTGGTGCGTGTCCAACGCGCGGACGGAACAACGCGGCAACGCGGTGATGATCACTAAGGCGGTGGCGGGTAAGGCGAAGATTGACCCGCTGATAGGTCTTTTCAATGCGGCGGTGCTGATGGGGCGCAATCCCGAGGCCGCCGGCGGGGCGTCATCGCCCTGGGATGATCCGAATTATCGCCACGGCGCGAATTAACGGGGGAAACATGGCATTTCCATTTTTCAAGCGCGGCCAGGCCAGCGCAACCGAAGCCGCGGTGCATGATCCGCAGCAAGATGAAGAGGCCCGCGCGCTGCCCACAAGCGTGCAAAGCGATCCTGGCCTGGTGCAGTTCTTTGGCCAGGCGGCCGGATCTAACGAGGTGGTGACAATCGAAAGCGCCCTGGGCGTGCCGGCGGTCTGGGCGGCGGTCAATTTTCTGTCGCGCACCCTGGCGGCCTTGCCGTTCAAAGTCTTTGAGAAAACCGACGAAGGCCGCGCGCCGCTGGATGGCGGCCTGGTGGATATTCTTAACCGCGTGTCGAATGAAGAAAGCGGCGCGTTTGAGTACCGCCGGCAGATGTGGGTGGATGTGTTCACCGCCGGCCGGCATGTGTCCTTTATTGAGCGCAATGGCCGCGGCGAAGTGATCAATCTTTGGCCGCTGGAAATCGAGCGCGTGGCGGTGAAGCGCCACCAGGGCCGGACAACCTATCAATATCGTGACGGTGGCCGGGTGTTGACCTATGCGGCATCCGATGTGCTGGATCTTGCCTATATGCCTGGCAAAGGCGGCGTGGCGGCGCGAAGCCCGATCTATCACAACGCCGGCACCATTGGCCTGGCCCAGGCGATCACCCGTTACGGGGCGCGTTTCTTCAATAATGGTGGGGTTCCGCCCTTTACCGTAACCGGCCCGATCCGCACCGCAGCGGGTGCGGCCCGCGCGGCCGAGGATATGAGCGCCGCAGTTGTCGCTGCGGCTGAAAATGGCAGCAATGCCATTACCGTGCCGGAAGGCCACAAGCTGGATGCTCTGGGGTTTGATCCCGAGAAAATGCAAATGATCGATGCGCAGCGCTTTGTGATTGAGCAGGTGGCGCGCATCTATCAGATCCCGCCGGCCTTCCTGCAAGACCTGACCCGCGGCACGTTTTCGAATGTGGAACAACAGGATTTGCAGCTGGTGAAACACCTGGTGAGCCATTGGGCGAAATACCTGGAGAGCGAAGGCAACCTGAAATTCTTCGGACGCGCCGAAACTTCCCGCTATGTCGAGCATTCGCTGGATGGCA